CATAAGCTCGCCATCTTCCTCAACGTATTCGCGCCGGTCCAGGAAGGCTGGAATCTGCAACGGATCGTTAGGGTCGGGGCGACTTTCGACCGTCCTGTAATAAAGCTTATCCACGAGAGTTACCTCCGCTTTGTGTGCACCCATTATAACATAGTAGCCCGTGGGCGCAAGCTCTAAATTGCATCAAAATGGAATCTCTTCATCCAAAGAAGGTTTAACGGGGTTGCTTGGTTTATCGGAGTGTACCGTTGGTAAATCATCATCTGGCGATTGCGTCCCAAAACAAGTCCCATCAAAACAATACTTCAGAATCTGCGGATATTCGTCTTGCGTATTCAACCACACCTTAATATGTGTTGGTGACGGCAACGAGTCTGTATTCTCTAATGCTTCGAGTGCTGTAGCAGGAAAAGGAAGGTCTGTTCGTTCGGACCACCATTTACCCGCCTTGCGACCAGCAAAACCTTCATGTTCAATGCAAACCCAATCATTGAACATTTTCAAACCACAATAGTACGTCACTTTTAGAACAGGCGGGCGACCAACCTTTCTATTCGCTGTGTAAGTGATCTGCTCTACTTTAAAATCTTTGACAATAGGCATGTTGCCTTTAAGAAGATTGGTAGTATCTGCAGTGACCTTAATCTTAACTGCAATTGGGAACTCGTGGCCGCACGCAATGCAATGACGCGCGCTAGCATGGTTCCAGGTACCCGGCGGAGGGCAGACTTCGCAAAGTTTAACGGGGGCTTCGCCTCCTCCCTCGCCGCGCTTGCGCGGTACTACCGGATCATTAATAGGTCCGAGCTTACGAATATTTCCTGCAAAGTCAAGTGCAAGACAATTCTGCTTCGGGGTTGGGTCGATTTCGTTTCCCTTGAAGGGACGGGTCCCTCGACCGAGCATTTGTACCCAAAGGACACTAGATGTAGTTGGTCGCAGACATACAATGCAATCAACCCACGGAGAATTGAATCCTGTGGTGAGGATGTTGTTAGCGACGAGTGCACGGACTTCCCCTCTCTTAAACTTCTTAATATATTCGTCACGTTGCGCGGCAGGTGTACGGTTCGTAATAGCAAGACACGTCTCACCAAAACCTTGCATCATTTCTGCAATATGTTCGCAATGCTCGATACCAGAAGCAAAGATCAGCCAATGCTTGCGATCGTGTGCAACCGCCAAAGCTTCTTTGAGTGCAGCATAGGTAACTTCTTGCTTATCAACCGCAATTTGAAGTTCTTTACCGTTGTAATCACCACCAGTCTTTTTAACACCTTCTACATTAAGTTCAATCTTTGTAGGCTTCGGGATTAGGGGTGAAAGGTACCCCTCTGCAATGAGGCGATTGAATGCCTCCATCCCTGTGATGTCAAAACATACATCGTCGAAAAGCTCACCGTCTGCAATATGGCCATAACCCAAGCGATAAGGGGTTGCGGTAAGCCCAATGACCCGAAGATTAGGATTGACAGAGCGAAGCCCTTTAAGAAAGGATTGATAACTAGTCTTTTCATCGGGACCTACCAGATGTGCTTCGTCGATAACCACAAGGTCAATACGACCAAATTCAGCCCAGCGCTTAGCGACAGACTGAATGCCTGCAAAGATAATCTGTTCGCGTGTGTCGCGCCGCTTTAATCCTGCACTGTAGATGCCAGCTGGCGCAAAAGTCCATGCTTGCAACATTTCTGCATAATTCTGTGCAATAAGTTCTTTGACGTGCGTTAAGCACATAACTTTCTGATCAGGCCATTGCTTAAACAGAGACTGAAAGAATCCGGCGATAACTAGAGATTTACCCGTTCCTGTGGGCATAGCAATAACCGGATTGCCTCCAGGCCCTCCGTTTCTGCCACCACTTCTGAAATAGGTATAAAGCGATTCGATCGCTTCTATTTGGTACTCGCGAAGAATCATAAGGGAATGTGGTCTCCACAACCTTTGAGTTGTTGCTCTTTTGTGAGCGTAATATTGTGCATATTACACAACCAATTCCCATCAGGCAAGGCTTCACTTTTGATGCACGTACGGCAATTTATTTCTATTGTACCGCCAAGTTTATGACAATGCGGGCGTTCGTCGCAGAAACGACACTTCCAGAATCCAGGGGTGTTGCTAATTCGCTCAGGAGCTTTCTTTGCAAATACAATAGATTCGCCAAAATTCAAATATTCACCAGCGTGATAACGGTTGAGTACAATTATCTCCGCGTAAAATTCGTCATCATTTTTATTCACTGCAATGTATAGTGCGACTGGTATCCCCATCTTCTCCATGAGGATTTGCATCTGGGTATAATGCTGAGGTTTAGCTTCTCGAACGCCATCTTGCTTCAACTTGGCAAATTGTTTGTCGTTATATGTCTTGAACTCAAGAAGTGCCGCTTGTCCTTCAGGAAGATCGGGGATGCCAACGCCAACACCGTCACCTGCACCACCAACGTGCCCACCGGCATGATGAATGCGGAACTGATTACCTTCTGCGTCTTGTTGATATACTTGGATACCGATTAATTGCAGTGCAGCAATGATACGAGCTTCTTCAATATGACCACGATTAAAGAGTCGTATCATCCGTCCGATAAAACGCGGACGTGTGAACCAGCGCCATGAATAATATACGGCACGGGGGCATTCTTTGCCAATTACTGATGCACCTAGATGCGAGCGAAATCCGTCTTCTTCCTCGCGGTACGCATCGCTCATATGCGGCAAAATGCGTCTAAGCCATCCGCGATAGGCGGCTCCTTGATCAGCTTCAATAGCTGCTTCAATAGCTGCCAGTGTCTTGGTAGCTAGCCGCACATTTGGATTTGTCATATACGCCTCTTACTGGAGCGGTGGACTCAAAATTCAACCCCGCCAGAAGTCGAATATGAGGACCTAAATAGGATCGACGGCTACACCACAAACCGTCCCACCGCTCTAGAAAGAGGCGTCAACCGCCGCGGAGGTTGACGCCAAGTTTGCTAACCAGACAGTCTTATTAAGCCTTCGGCTGGTTCCAAGGGGCGGAAGCTTGCTGTGCAACCACCGCAGCCGGGGGCGGCGGAGTGACCGGGGGAGGTGCAGCAACCTGACCTGCAGCCGGCGGCGCAGTCCAAGGCTGAGCAGGAGCCGCCTGCCAACCGGCAGCCGGCGCAGCAACGACCGGAGGCGGGGGCGCAGCCGGCGGAGCCATCCTGGCGCGAAGGTCAGCTTCGTTCAAGACTTCTTGGCCCATGTAGAAGTATCCCGGAGCCGTTGGATGTGTCGTCCAACCTTCGGGCGGGAACGTAGCAACCGGGGGCGGGGGCGGCGGGGGTGCAGCAACCGGGGGTGCGAGGGGTGCTACAGGGGGTGCAGCAACCGGGGGAATAACCGGGGCCGTAGCAACCGGGGGCACCACAGGACCCGCGCTAACAGCGGGGCCGGCGCCAGAGTTCGGCGGAACGAAATCAATGCCCTTGTACGACTGAATCTCGTTCTTGTCTTCGTAAACCTCGCCGGTCTGTTCGTTCTTCTGACCACCAGAGACCTTGACTTTGACCCACAACGGCTTATTGTGGAGCTGCTCGGACATCTCGATGTTGAGCACGCCAACAGCATGACCGATTGCGCTAAGCTCGCGATAAGCAATCTGCTTAGCCTGCTCGTTTCCGTTGATAAGATTGAGACGGGCAAACAACTTCTTGTTCTTGTACTGCCCTTCAACGATCGTAAAACGAATCGGAAGGTAAGCGTGTTGAGGATTGGACTTCGCCGGAGTCATCGGACCCGACTCATCAATCATAACCTTGTACCAGCCCGCAGGCACCGGATCAAAACCGGCTGCCGGCTCAATCTGGCGGACATCGATATTCAGAGCGACCATAATAACTCCTAGAGTTTAGACATTGCGGTTGAAGACGTCGATTCCCGTAGTCTGGTGAAGAGCCTGTGCCAGCGTATTCCAGCAATTAGCCGTATTACCATTCTGCGGCGGCGCCGGGATGGATAGTTCACCCACCATACCGAATCGATTTCCCGCCAGATAATTGGGAGTGCGGCTCAGTCCGAGGACGCGCCCCTTGTTTTGCGACGTTGCACGATTCATTGACTTACCGTCAGTCACAAACACCGGCTCGTAGAGGAAACCGATGATATCTGCCCACTGCGTGATGCGCTCACGCTTGCCGTAGGTCTTTGAGTTTTTCGGGGAGTGAAGAAGTAGATCCCACGAGTCATATTCACCCGATGTTGGGTCCACGATTTTGTTCGAGAATACGTGGCAGGTGAGGATGATATTGATTCCAGCATAGACTGCCAACTGGTCAAATTGGGCGAGAAGTTGGTCAAATTCTTCGTTAGCGAGGTTGTAGGCTTTACCATATCCACCATGCGCCGATTCCATCGTAACAGTCTTCTTACCGCCGCTAGCCTTGAAGGCTGGATCGCGGCGAATAATGTGGTCATGGATATGACGCTCGAGCGCCGTAGCACTGTCGAAGATGATCGTTTTATAGGGGAATTGGTTCAGCTTCGCGTAGTGCAGCGTTTCAGCCATAAAGATTTCGACTTCTTCGAAAGTCTGTAGCATGTTGGTCTTGGCGACCGAAACACCACCATAACCAATCTCGAGTGGCACTAGCACTGCACCGGGCGCTCCAGTGGCTAGCGTGGTTTTACCCATCTTTTCGAGACCAGAAATAACAATGCGAAGGCCCGTGCGGCTGACGCCGGTAGTGATAGTGTTGAGGATGCTCATTTGGTGACCTTAACGCTTCGCTTAACAGAACACAAGCAGAACCTTTATGGCAGTTCGCGTAGACGCCCTGCCAGTACCAAGATATTGACAACACGATCACGATCATCAGGAGCGTACTTACGGCCGTTCTTTTTGAAGTCGGCTTGAATGTAATTCAACGTCGAATCGCGAACCGTTTCGTCGGGACGATGTGCTTGACGATTCCAGCGTCGAGTAACCTGCTCGTCGGTATCGCTATGGCGAGTGTTAAACATCTACATATCCTCCAGATCACGAAAGCCCAGGAAAACAGGGTGGCGCGGAGAGTCTTTCACTCCGTGAGGGAAGTGCTTGTACTTGACAAGTTTCCCGATGAGTTCTTCTCGTCGCTGCCAAAAGGCAGCCCGTTGAGCAGCGGTGAATCCGGTGCCCACACTAACATCGGCGCCAGTAACCAAATCCACACACTCGAAGGCTCCGAGGGTGCCTTTTCCAATCTTGTTGTCTTGGTGGCTGCTACGTTTCGTCTGCCCAAGCTCGCCCACAAACGCTTCATTAGCATTGTGCATCTCCTCTTTGAATCTCACAATGCGGGCTTCGCCGTCTACAAAGCGTTTAACCTTAAACATCCAGCCTTGCTTCGCGGTTGCCCGTCCGTATTTATACAGTCCGGCAGGGTCGCGGCAGATGACGCCTTCATACCCTAGTGCAAGCGCTTCAGCTTCAAAAGTATCGAGGTCTTGCTGATTTTCGATTAGCTTTTGCTCGAGCAGAATGATGCGATTCGAGATGTTGTTCGTCCACGATTTGTTGTTGAACGCGCTGTAAAGCTTCTCCAGCCTTAGGGCGTAAGTTTCGAGGCTTGGGAGATTCGTAATATCGAACACGAAGTATCGGAAGTCCGGATTTCCGTCCTGCGACATAACTCCGCTTGTGGTTATCTGCATCAAGTTTTTGTGCGTCGGACTTCCAACCGCGAGCTCCCCATCCAGGCCCTCGAGAATAGAGCTCCCCAACAATCCCTGAACTGTCTCGTTCCGGATCGGCTTCAACGCACGAGAGACAAGGATACCGTCTCGTACCATAGCACGAACACCGTCGAGTTTGTACGATGCATATACCGGGAACCGAATCGGATTCGGCATTTCGCTGGACGCTAACATCGGTTTGAATTGCTTTGACATTATTCGTCCTCATTGTATGCAGAAAACCGGCATGGAATGCCCTCCACGCATCAGCACGACTGTATAACGATATTTCTGAGATTTTGAACCATTGCACGAACGCATCGTACAATGGCCCTGAACGTTTCGGAGAAGGTTTATGTTTGTGACCCATCTTTACTTCTTCGGAGCACGCGTAGAAGGTGGCGTGATATCCAACTGCGGCATGCCGTCTTTGATGATAAGAACTTGGTCTACAACCTTCAATTGTTCTTCAGTCAGCTTGCGATATTCGCTGATAACTAGCTCATACTTCGGCTTAAAAAGCCTGCTCGAGCTAACTTCAACTTCTTCAAATTTGCTGACATTCTTGCCTTCGATCGGTGCATTGAACTGATGCATCGTCGCTTCGTCCACCTTCCGATCAATCTTTCGAATTGCCTTCAGTTGGTACTGGTCCGGCAGAACGAACGTGTTAGTACCTTCAGACGGATTTGGAAAATACGTCTTATAAATCACCGGACGCAGCAATGCTTCTTTCGCCTTAAGCTTATCAAGCTCTTCGCGCGTCTTATACCAAAGAGCAAGAGTTTCAACCGTTGCTTTGGAATCAGGAATTTCCGACATTTGACCTCCTATGTTATGCAATAAACATAACATAGCGTCGCATTAGAAGCCAGTACATCTAACGCTTTTTGTTGGAACCCGGCATCTTATACGCTGCCGGTTGTTTGGTAGACTTAAGCGTTGCCGTCATACCAGACATGCGTCGCTGCAAGCGTGCTTGCATCTTCTTACCAGGCTTCACAACACAATTCCTTCTCGTTAAACAATTGGCCCCGCCACCTCTGGCGGCTTTCAAAACGCTTGCTCGTCTTACGTTATCAGCAAGGCGTCCACGGATTCGAACCGTGACTTAACTCACCCGATCTCGGCCAGCGAGGCGGAGTCGAACCGCACCACACTCTTGAACTAAGGGTTGCAACGGTATACTATCAGGCGCAAGCCTGCAAGTGTTCAGTTTACGGCTGCTTATCTGCTCGCTTCTGCGCTGCTGCGTTCGTGTATTCGAAGTTGGCACCATAGCGCTTGGCGAGCTTAGTCTGATTGGCAGCGAGAACTTCGATACGAGAAATGTCTCGGCTGCCACGGAAACAAGCCATGTAGAACTCGTATCGGGCCATCGCTTCGGTTAGCTTGGCACGGTTAAGGTCTTGTTCGTAGATAATCCACTTCTTGGTGGCGTCAAACACCTTGCAAGACTCGACCACAATCCCTTCGATATAACCGAGCCGGCACACCGTTCGCATCTCGCTAATGGATTCAATAACTGTCTCAAAAGAGATTCCAATCGCGTCGCGCAGGCCTTCCATGTAGAACTCGAGGTCGCCAAGTTCTTCGATGATATTCTCGTGGTCACCCAAACCTTCAAGTAACTCACCGGCTTCACCCATCAAACAAGACGAATGATGCCACGCCGCTGCCTTCTGCGGAGTCAACGACTGCGCAATAAGATTACCTTGCTTTGAGAGCTTACGAACCATCACGTCAAATTCGATCATTTCTCATCTCCTAGTTCTGTATCAGGCACGCTAAGGATACGGTAACACTTTCCATGGAAGCTAAAATCTTTGACCGCCTTGCTCTTCTCGACCTCAGCAAGATAACCCATGTCGATAAAAGCTTGGATTGTCAGATTAAGTGCCTGAACTGCACCGCCACGGAATTTGTTGAAGGCCATGCTGCCGCGCGTATATACCTGAAGGTATTCGCGAGTGACAATGCGCTGGTCTTTGAAACGTTGGTCTTTGGCACGACCTTCAGGTAGGTCGTTATGAACATAATGTTTAAGAACCGACGACATTTTACGATGCCGTGATTGATCGGTAGTGCCCACATCGCCAGCCTCCAGGCGTCCCTTCATAATAGCAATATCGCGCCGAACAACGTCAATAGCCCATGTAATGTGATCAACGCTAATTGTAGGATAGAGATGGTGGTCGGCTACTGCCAACAATGCTGCTAGACGCATCGATTTGAGTGCAGCACGATTCCACATCTGTCGGAAAGATTCATTCTGTGAGCCGCGAATCTGTGCAGTACATTCATCACTGAACTCTTGCATTAGATATGCAGCTTCTTCAGTTCGTCCAACTTGCATGCTCGGGGCGGTAAACGTAGCCACGCGATGGGCGGCAGTGCAGATATTAGATAGAACTTCAACGAGTGCTGAGTCAGGTACAATGACAATGTTCCTGTTCTCGTCGGGACGATCGCCAGTATACTCAATTGACAGGAAACGTGATAAGAAACCGTCTTCCATCATGTTCTCGGTAAGCGCTTCATAGAACGTACTAGGCGTAGTTTCACCGATCATACTGTATGCTACGCCAGTAACTGACTGGGCGTTGTTGTCAGCCTGCGAATAACGGATGCCACCAACAATAGACGAAGGCGCAGACTTCTGGTAAAGATTCGTCATTACCTGACGCAATGTGGTCATAGCCTGGTCGCGTCCGTCTTCCGACTTAGCCATGCGTTTGAGTTTGTGTCCCCATTCGCCTGAAATGTTAACGAATGACGATTGCGTAGCAGTATATTTAGTCAGTGCAGGACCTGACGCAAAATCGTCAAAGCACACATGATTAGCAAACGGTGGATTCTGTTTCGTAACTTCTTTGACCAATAGGCTTAAGCCTGTGTTCATTGCTTCTTTACCAATGGCACTTCGAGCAACAAGGACAACGTACATATTCAGGCCTGACATAGGAATATGCCAAGCTTTACCGCACAAGCCTGCGAGCAAGCCAATTGCAGTGACAACCGATACCTCTTTAACTGGCAAAAATGAGCTACGATACACGAATTGCGCAATGCGTCCCGCTACACCGGGTGGCCATGCAATACCGTCCTCCCCTGCAGCAACAACGGTAGCGTGCACGGGTGCAGCACGCGCTAGCGCCGCTGCAGTGTTAGGGAGTTGCGCTACAGGTACAGCCTGGCCCGGCACCTGTAATGGCACGATTTCAGTAGGGCCTTGTTGATCACCTTGAATACGTGCTAGTTCTTCTGCAGCAAGTTGCGTTTGACGGTCACGAACCATAGCTTCAGCTGCAATGGTGATAGCGCTAAACTCAACCGCCTGTTCATTTCTCATACGGTTTCGGATCGTACGCAGCGTATAGTTTAAGAAACGATCATCTTTAGTAGCCTTATCTCGTTTTCCTAAACCCGATTCACGAAACAACCGTCGGCATTGCGCGTTAGAAGGGCTGTAGAAGGTAAACATTGACATGAGTGCAAGGTCGGCTTCCGACTGTGAAGGATAACCCATATCCTCCCAGTCACCCTTCCAAAGCTTAAGGAATTTTTCTGCATTCTCTGCCCTAATGGCAGTTTTTAGAACATAGAAATCATCAGCTTGTTCGGCCTCTTCCGTCAATACTACGTCGTCTGCAATGCCCTTCGGACGAATAAATTCAGCAAAGCTCTTGATCATGAGCTCGCGATCTTCAATAGCTTTAGCGTTTACCACATCTCCTGTGGTAATCATAAACCGGTCCTGGCTGTAGACCTCGATACCCTTGCGCCTTACACCTTCACCGATTTTACCACGAACCCAAACATGCAAACCTTTACCGGATGCAGAAGACTCGCTGTAGCTGTCGAATTGACGGAAATAAGTATAATAGGTTTCAATCTCTTCTCGTGTGGTCCATGTATCAGGTTTAGTGGGAGCGTTCTGTGCGTCTTTAACGTCAAAGTCAATGCAAGTAAAAGGGTCTTCTTCATGCAGCATATAGCCAACATGCAGACCCCTGGCGTGAGCAGCATTAGCCGCCTGCTCGAATGACATCCATGTTCCGGGTTGGGTGGAAGAAGCAAGGTAGAAACGCCCACTGTCATCTATACCGAGCGGCTCTTTGCCTTTCTCAGAATACATGCCAGGAGAGGCTGCTACGCACCACTGATCACGGCTACGGAGGTCCCAAGGAATTTGGGCCCAATTCATAGTTTAGATCCCGATGCGCGCGTTCCGTTTCTTTTGCCAAGCGTCAACGTAAGGTTCGATGAAGGCACGCTTCCAAATAGTCAAGTGACTCTCCACCATAATCGGATCAGGCAATATATCTTTTTTTCGTGCCTGAATAATAGCCGCTCGAGTGACACCGAGCCTACGAGCAATTTCGCTCGAGGTCACATAAGTTGCTTCAAACTCTTGTTGTGCTGTCATACGCTGCCACCAGACTTGAACTGTAAGCGAGCGCATAGCATAAACGGTCGCAAACTACATTGCAATGGCAGTTATTTGGAGTCAGCAGAATTTTCCTGCTTACTTAGGAAATGAATCAGGTGCCTCAACACCATCGGGTACTTTGAGGCCTACGCGTTCAAAGCCAAGAATGAACCCTTCATTTCCTGAGGGTGGGGCAATCACGTTATCGCCAAGTTTTACCATCCGAAGGCGCTTTTCGTGAATAGCAGTCATGAGCGCGTAGCTGGCGTTAATGCCTACGGCCTTGGTAACTGCTTCGCCAACAGCCTTACCGGCATCCTGGGCACGGACACAATTAGCCATCCACGTCTCAAGATCGAGAATAAGATCGTCCATAACCCCTCCTAAAGACTGAAACAGAACACCACCAATACCACGACCAGCACCCCAAACACAAGCTTTTCAACCGTGTTGAATGCCTGAGGCTCGTCAGGATCACGTCTCCACTTGCGACGTCTCATTTGCGCCAATCCTCCAACCACCATTGAATCTTCAATTTACACCACCAGACAGCAATGCAAATTCCATAGACGATGGTGAATCCAAACATGAACGAAAACACTACAATTCCAATTGCAATGAAAATATAATCCATCACGCCACCTCCGGAAGATACATGGTTGCGTTCATGGCGCGGGTGTACGCTACATATTCGAGGTTCGATTCCTGTTCACGCATCCACGGCTTGCGAGCCCAAGGGGATGGCATGCGATCGGGGCAGTAAATGACCACATTCTCCCATTCGCGGCCCTTCGCCTTATGGATGCTCGACAGGCAGAGCGTGTTGTCCTCGTCCTGGAACAACGCTTCCACTCGGGCAATAAGACCGTCAATAGTCCGCATTGTCTCAGGCAGATTATCGATAAGTACGAAGATGCACTCCGCCTTATCGGCAACCGCTGCAGCCTTATCTTCTTTCTCTTTGAGAAGCAACGCCTCGACCTCACGGTCGCGCCAATTCTCGACAAGACCTTTCAGTTGCTCGAGGTTCTGCGCCTCCATACGCTTGATAAGCGTGATTAGTCCTTTACCGATCTCGCTACCGAGCACATGGCAAGGACGACCTTTACCAATAAGCTTGAAGGCCAGGCTCACCATCGGGGCGACATTACGGCACAGGACCGCATCACGCTCGGCAGCGATTTCCATCAAATCTTCGAACTTAATGTCAAATTCGTCACCGTGGCGATTACCTTCGTAGACCTCGAAATAAGGCACCAAGGACTTGACCTTCGGGACAATTGCCTGTGGGCAACGATAGCTGACGTTCAACATAAGATCGATACAACGGAACTCTTTCTTGATAATTTCCATAGCATCGTTTGTGGCGCCAGTGAACCCGAAGATAGCCTGCTTCGGATCACCAACGAAGAACGCGCGCGAGGTGTTCTTCATCATACGCGCAACCATCACACGACGGACGCGGTTCATGTCTTGCGCCTCATCAGTAATAATGATGTCTTCCTTCCACAGATTCAGATCCAGGTACAAAGGCATGTAAATCATATCATCGAAATCGTAGACACCTTCGTCACGGCAGACCTTGATGCTCTTAGCCAAGAGCGCCTTAGCAAGATGCAACGCACGGTCCATCTTTGCGTCCTTGGACTCAAGCATCATATCGTGATGTTCGACGATCTCCATGAAATTTTCAGCTGACGCTTCTGCGACGCCCGGAATACCAAGACCGCCGCCTTTTGCATACTTCACGAGATCCACTACGAACTTAGTGTAAAGGAACTGTTCTTCGTCCGAGAGAACGGTACGGAGGATGTTACGCAGTTTGTGTTCATTCTTCTCACCGTTTATCCCCTTGCGCTTGAAGTAATAACGCAGCGCAGAGAATCCAACTGAGTGGAAGGTCGACACAAAGACGTTAGGAAATTTTCGTCCCATTTCTTCTTCGAGCTCGATAACCTTCCCGCGCAAGTCTTTGACGATACGGTTGCCGAACGAAAGCATCTTGACGGTCTTTGTCGGATCGATGAGGGGGAGGGCGCGGATGCAAGTTGTGGACTTGCCGCTGCCTGCGACTGCGATGAGGTTACAGTTGCCTTTGCCGTTGACAACGAAGTCAAAGAACTTCTGTTGAAGTTCTGACGGCACAAATTCGCGCTTAGCCATTGTATTCCTTTCCGGGGCCGGTGCGATGCCCGCTTAACAACTGTATACTAACACAAGCGCCAAGTTATGCAAATGATTTTTGTAAGAAGCCAGTGAGCTTATCCAAAAACTGATCGTAGTCTTTCATCGGGTCTGTCTCGCGCATCCCGAATCGATAGTGTTTATAAACCCATCCCTGTAAAGGAACGTTCCTTACCATTCCCACAACGCGATCATCAACTTTAACCGCGCCGTCTTTAGTGATGTGGATGTTCACAATTTCCCTTGGTAAAGTTGAATTAGATCGTAGACTGCCATTGTAACAACCGCGAGCATGAAGATAAACATCAAAAACGCGGCGGTGAATTCAAATATATCCTTCAACATGGTTGGCCTCTTGCAGTTAACGCGCGTATACTATTGCACACTCACGCATATTGCAAGCGAAAATAAAGTGCGCGGAGCCGATACACGTCGCGGGGGATAAGGCGACAATTCGGCTCCGCGCCCCATCTAAGGTGGGTCCTTAGATGGGTTTACTTACGGACACGCATCGGACTAGTTGCTGCACTGCCGTAGTAAGAGCAATGTCCATCTTTTTCAATCACATTTGCGTGGCCAGAAAGTAGATAAAGACAGGGTTTCCCGTAAGTCACCCATTGCCCACCTTCGAAAGCACGGTAGCAAGTAGACCCATCTGAACTAACTTCGTTGCCCACAAGCAAAGATCCATAACCGTTGCTCGGAATGACGAACAATGCCTCTCCTGTATTCTCTCCGTTGTTTGCAGCGGCGTAGCGCAATCCGTCGGGTGCAAGCACTCCACCCTCCGCGTTAAGGACGAATGATCCAAATTGGACATTCGTACTATACGTGCATCTCAAACCTGCTCCCTTATTGCGTGAGAAGTTTGGGTGCATGATGTTTATGTTCGAGATAATTCCGTTGTGCTCGCCTGTCGTATAAGTATGACTTGTATCCATTCCATGCGAACGATGGTTCTCCGCATGGACGTTCTCGAGGTAGCTCTCAAACACTGCACCTTCTAAGACGACTCCGCGAGTTGCATAGTGCGTGTAGACGTCGGCGATTTTGGATTTGTAAAAGCTTCCTGGATCGCCTTCTGGTGCAGAAATCTTTAGACAAGCTCCAGCAGGATTTCGATCGTAGCCTCCACCGAAAAGGGTTAACTTCTCGACTACGAGGCATCGATCTGCCTTCCCTTTAGTGCCGCGAAAGACCAACATGTCATGTCCACCAGACCCGACATATTTGATCTTGGCGTAATTGCCGTTGACTCCCCAAGGCTCCCCCGCCCCTGCGGCAAGGATTTGAATCGTCTGGGAGATTTCAATCTGGCATCTGCCATCCAATATACCTACCCGCTTTTCGAGCCGATAAGTTTCCAAAGCGTCACGGAGTTGTGCTTCGGTTGTTGGACGATCCATGCCATCTCCTGTAGGAATCGGTTGGGGTGTTGGATTTGGTTCTGTGGTAGTTGGTGGTTCCTCTACTGGAGGTGACGTGGAGGTCGGGCCGAATGGTCCTGCTACTCTAGCAACACCATTCTTGAAGATTTCGAATTTGTCTCCTGCAGTTGCAGGAATTTCATTCGTCACTTCTTTATTCCCATCCCCTTTGTCGATAACAACATAGGGTGGCGTCATCGTTGCTTCCTTCTTTTGGTCAAAGGACAGCGTCTTACTTAGAGCGGTCTGGACGCCCTATGTGGTAAACTAGCAACACTCGCTTTAGATGGCTAGCGTAAAGTTACCCACATCAATTGTATTCTTCTCTATCAATCCAATAACGCAAGGCGTCGCGTTGCTTGCGTATACGCTCCCGTAACGCTACGAGCGTAGCGTATTGGGTTAGCGGCGTAGCTGCCAGCTCGCTGTACGTTGCAATGCACGCTAGTATAGCTACGGCCTGGCCGCGCTGTACGGTCGCGTTAGGGCCAGCATGGAATGCGCCTGCTTTCATTTAGCATACAATCCCATCACAGCATAACGTTCGAACTCGACGTCAGCAAGGTCTTCAACAAACATCGGTCGATGGGCACAGAGCGGGTTCGGTATCGGATCACCTTCTTCTCCGTACCAACCTTCCCACTCATCGTAGAGTGCAATGACCGCCTTAAGCTCTGTGCCACCGTCTCCACCACACTGGTAACCAGCATCAGGTGAACTGTCATAGTCATCAAAACAGGCATGCCAGTCGCAAGATCGGATCGGTATGGGCGGGTATACGAATGACGTGTGGATAACCACATGAGCTCTTAGCTTCGTGGTCATCCGAGGTTCCTTTGATCGGTATAGTCGGGTTCGCGCTCAGCGTCGCCTGGAAGAATTAATCTCTTCTCAGGATATGTTTCTTTTTCAACTTTGACGTTGCCGTTCTTATTTAGACTGAAACGACGCATCGCACCGTTACAAAACAATTCGTATTCTCCGTTTGGATCTTCGATGTACCAACCTGGAGGCGCGATCTTTCGCTCCACAGGCTTGTGGGGCGTCTGACTGCCAGGACAGATGCAATCTTGGATAATGCGCCCGCAATTAGCGCATTTCAATTGATGCGGTCGTTTAGAGTAATAATTGCCCATTTCGTTCACGAACTGTGATAGGTTTCAGATGATGGTGACATATAGTAGGGAGTGTTTGAGAGCTCCCAGAAATATCCTTCGCCCGGTGCGGCCAAGATGTTGCGCTTCCTCTCCCAATAGAGAACGTACTCGCGGTAGAAGTCGATATGATAAGCAACGTACTCGTTGCTCCACTTCTCATGCTGGAGACCGGCGCGAACGCGTGCAGATTGCTTTTCATTCAACTTGTCAGCAAGACGCTTTGCGTCATGGTAACGCTTATACGTCGCTTGCTTCATTGTGGAGTCGGCATCGAATACAACGTACATAATTTCCTCCTAGTAACCGAGTCCACGGAGGCACGCGTTAGCGTACTTACCTAAGACTAGGCATTCTGCCTGGACGTAAGACTTACCGTTGACGTCATAGGCAATGCGCGAATTAACAAAAACTTTCTGATCGTTACATGCACGGACGAAACGGTCTGCGTTCTTCTTATTCAAAGAGATGGCGTAGGTGCAAGGACGGTCAATAACGACACTTTCCGACGTCCAGCTAACGTGGACAATCCCACGGCCTTTTGTCTCCTCGCAGTATTGCGCGCTTGCTCTAAGCATTGCGGTAACCCCTTGTATCGTTTACAGGCGCATACTACCACAAGCGCCTGGCAACGCAAGTGATTTTACGTGTCCTTGCCATCCCATGGAGGTGCCGGGGTCCTAGCGAGACGGAAGATTCCGCGCGTACCAGACTTATGGAGATACCCGCGACGTACCATCGCAGACAACAGCGCGCTAGAGGAAGTTGCCGCGTAATTCTCGCCGGTGCACCACAACGCCGCGTCAGCATTTGTAATCTCAATGACGCGATCGGGTTCTCCCGAATGCTTCTGTAGCAGATATTCGTAATACCGATCTTCCATGCGGACATCGTGCGATTGATTGCGCGTAATGACCTTGCGCGGCTTCTGCTCTTCGAGCATCATCTCGCTCTTGAGAACACGGATCTCAGGATTTGATTCCACGAGATGCATGACCGTGGCGAACATATCGACGCCACGGACCTCAAGGTGAATAGCGTACTTAGCCATGATGCCTCCTAGATCGTCCACTTCCAATTAAGATGTGGGGGTGAATATTCTGGTCCGCCATTGAGATAGTTGACCATCTCAGCGGCAATTGAAGGCTCTGGCGGGCAACGCGTTTTACCTGAACGATCCAGACCGTTAATCGACCCAATTACTTCGCCAATTTCGACAAATGCCTGCCAGGGACCGCCACCAGGCTCGTTTCGAGTCTCGTGGTATCCGACAACTAAACGAGACTTAATTCTCTTCATCACGTGCATGGTGCCTCCTACTGCAGACGTTCACGAGCTTCACGCATCTTGTCCTTCCAAGCTGCGTAATTTGTGACGTCGACGTAGACCTTCTTTGTCTTAGCCATACGCTCGCCTTTGCGGATAGGACGGCTAAGGTATACCCAAGTCATACGGATATCGTCGTCTACTGCGTGGCTTTCGACCGGGTGCCAACCGCCGTCGGTTACCTGCAACTCCCACACTGGTTGTGCTGCACCCCGCTCGGCACGGCGCCAACGGCGCTCGTTAACAAGCGAAGTCACTGCGTTCAACCCGACCCCTGTAGTTAGGGTGGTACGCGCTAGTAGCGTTGTAACACCTGTTTTGGGGTCGATAGATTCAATTGTGACATAAGTCTTATGACCGTCACCATGATTAAATTCACGTACAGACATCTTATTCCTTTCAGTCAGTTTACAACAACGGTGGCTCGAAACCGAGAAGCGGGGGTTAAACGCCTCCGGTTAAGCATCCCTCAAAAAGAGGTCTGGCGGGTAGACCAATCCGCTATTTGCCAAGGTCTTGACTGCCACCGCTGGTGGAAATTGACTTATTAACCTCTCCCACGAATAATGGTGAATAGAACTGGATACGTATTGGTGACAGGATCGTGCCGAAGAATCTGCACAATCTCGTCTTGTGCAAGAGGCTCTTCATGAATGCTGTTGACGGAGTTCATTACCGGCGTCATCACATCAACGAGTTTATCGGATTCTGCGAGATCTGTCTGATGTGTGCAACTCCAGAGACGATAACGAGTCATAAAACCTCCTATGTACTTACGCCAATTGTGACCTTCTCCGTCAGTTCTCGACGGACCGTGGTTCCGTCGAACCTCTTGGAGCAACGCTTCACGTACATACAAGCCACGAACATGTATGGTTTAGTTGGCGTTGGCGCAGGGAGCGCAATACGAGCCTTGATCACAACTGGCGTAAGTACACTTTCAATGGGAAAACCCCGCGTAGACTTTTCAGGGTCTAGCGGGGCTGTCCTGCTCTCTCTTCAAGAACCGAACTTATGTCCGGCGAGTCTGCGGCGGGTGCTCTCAACCCTATGCGCGGTTATACTAGTAGGAACTCATCGGGGTTCTCCCTTTAGAATCTACAAAAGCGGCCGCAATGGCCGGAAGGCGGGTGGGTTAGGCCCGCAGACAACCCTTCTATATAACCGAGCTAAATTAATAGGGTTTGAAAGTACATAGCCGAAGCTACATCGTAACCTCCCGGGTGAAACCGTACAAGTATTACCTTACTGCATCAACCGCAGTAATGCAACACTTCGTTTGAATCTAATGGCGCCGACGACTTAACGTTTCACAGTCTTCGGTTGAATTTCGCTCTCTTTAGCTCCAGCAAGCTGAAAACCATTTTCCAAGTTGAGCGCAGCAATTGTATCATTATCAAATTTTGCCTTGGCAAAAACCTGGACCCAATTAATAGACGGATCCCATTCCGGAATAACGCCCCATTCATATTTCAGAATCGCAGCGTAGCAGCGACCCATCTCATAGCATCGCTGCATGAACTCTTCTTCTTCAAGAAGCATGTCGTACGTTTTACGATAACCAAGACCATCTTTATAATCTTGATAACCGTACCAAGTCCAGCGCTGTTCAAGATTGTTTAATGTATTCTCGTGAGGTTGGACCTCCGCACGTTCGACTTTGGCGTTCTGCATTGTGGTAACCCCTGCTGTATGGGCACAGTATAGCACACGCGCCCATACAGGCCACAATTAATTTGTGACAGGTATTGTTGCACGCAACCAGTCAGTGAAGCCTTCGGTACGGCCGTCGAAATATTTATAGACGTCCTCTACCTTTTCGTGGCCGCCTAGATGGAGAGCGGCCATCGAATAAACCTTATCGGTGGAATACTTCCCTTCGTAGTCCAGCCCAGGCTTAGGCATAGAAAGACCAGTCAATTCCAGGTATAGGTGCGAAATAGCGCAACCACACATCTTGCCGTCTCTTAATGACCACAAGCCTCCTGTCGCCAGCGGCGTATTAGGGTCTTCCAGACGCTTAATCCAACGCTCAAGTTGTTCATTCGTCAACATTATTTACCTCCATTCGATTTGTTCGGCATCATGTTCGTGAACCCATCTAGTATCGTTACCGCCGTTGAGATGGTTACAAAGAGAGGCGGCAAATATTGGATTGTCCGATTTGACAATTGCCACGCATTCAAATCCTTCACTCGTGTTATAGCCGACCGCCCAATGCTTCTCATTCCATTTGGTCATAATCATAGCGCGATCCCATATACGTCTGTAATACCTTCAGGGGAATTAGAAATCTCCATGCATACCTTAGCAAGGAGATTTGCTTCTTGGCCCAACGTACAATTTAGAATTGTGCTTGTGCCGGGTACATTCAGAGAATATACAGGAGCGTTGTCTACGTAAAAGCGCAACGCACGAGCGAACAATTGAAGTTGCTTGTCGCTAATGCGACAGGTGCGAACTGACATGAATTATCTCCTACGGAAGCTTGATGATTGCATGTTCATACTCGTCGGTCTCGGACGTCCACTCGCAAAAGTCGTGGAAGCCTTCTTCATCAAGACTGAAGGAAAGACCAGCCTCGTTGTTGATCTCGCCCATAAAGGCTGCGAAGAGGGCTTCCTTCGTTTCAGCACGATGTTTTCCGAACTCGGCTTCGCGCGTGAGCATGTTGATTGTGATAATTGCGTACATTTCAAGACACCAACAGAGTGTGAGACTTCGCAGTCCAGGTGATGTGTGTAATGCTCGAACCGCGATTGAGAGTGGTGCACCGATTGTCGGCCGCCTCATAGGTATCGTACGTAAAGGCCTCTTCTTTATCGGGCGAAGCGTACTTATCACCAGACCGACCAGTGTAGTAGAAAGATAATAGCGAATCCGGCGACAATTTACCGACGCAGATATAGACGGTACGAAACCGTGAAATATTGGACATGGTTCTATCCTCTATAATCTGTATAGATTATAGCGAACAGTTTCCGCATGTCTTTATCGTGCAGCATAGCCAGACGGAATGTCTCGGGAGAACTGTTAGTCCAAAGACGGTAGCACGCTTCCATGTCGACGGCTTTAAGCAAATTGGACATTGTGGTGACCCCTTGTTATTCGGTAGGCGCATTATAGCATGTGCGCCCACCGTTGCAAGGCTTCATTTACTTCACCTTCACCACTAC